ATAAAACATGGAAGGTTTGTAAAGTTTGTAATTGTTTTATGCCCCTCAAAACTAAAATAAGATGGGCGGAGTGTCCTGAGGAACCCCCTCGCTGGACATAGGGAGAAAGTATGCCTTACGGTAAAGGAACTTACGGTGGAAAGGTCGGAAGACCTAAGAAGAAGAAACGTGGCAAGAAGAAGAAAAAGTAGAAGTACTCGTAAAAAGAGAAACATACCTACTAACGCCAAACTTTATGCAAGAATTAAAGCGAAAACCAAACGAAAGTTTGCTGTTTATCCAAGTGCATATGCCAACGCATATCTAGTCAGAGAGTATAAAAAAGCTGGCGGGAGGTATCGCCGTGGCTAGTACAGGATTAAAGAAATGGTTTAAAGAAAAATGGGTAGATATTGGACGACCTAAAAAGAAAGGAAAATATCAACCCTGTGGTAGAGGAAAAGCGAAAACTTCTCGCAAAGGATACCCTAAATGCGTACCTTTAGCTCGTGCTAGAACTATGAGCAAAGCTCAAAAGAAATCTGCTGTTCGTAGGAAACGAGCAGTAAGACAAGGAGTCAGAGGTAAACCAACAAATGTTCGAACAATCGCCAAAAGAAAAACTAGAAGAGGTAAGAGATAAAGAACGTCAGTTTGCTGACTGGGCTTTACAAAGAGTACTTCAAGGTGAGTTTCGGGAAAATTATTATAATCTATTAAAACAATACGAGGAAGAAAATGGTAGAATGGTTAAAGATTAAATGGACACAATTTGTGAACATTGTCTCAGGTCAAGATAAAAACTGGGACGGCCAAGTGGACATCAAAGATAAAATGATGGAAGCCGAAGAAAAAGCTAAAAGCTAAAATTCATTAGCTAAGTCATATAAGGACTAGCATGAACAGAAAAGAAATCATACACGAAATACTAGGAGTGGTAAATTTATCACGACAGTTTCGTTATGCTCTTGAAAACAAAATAATGTGGGGACAAGAGCTTAGAGAGTTACTCAACTCTCCTCACCAAAATCAAGAATTATTAAAAACTCATTTAAAAAATGGGACGGAACAGGGGTAACTCTGTTTAGGAAAAGAAAATGGCAAGACAAGGCGGATTTCTTAGCGGACCAAGTGTACATGGTACATCAAAGTTAGCTAAACATAAATTAAAGCGTGGTGTCACTAGAGACATGAACGCAGCAGCTGGAAACTTTGTGAACACAAAGACTCCTATGTCCACTCCTGGTGGATTCTACGGAGCTGCACCGAAAGCAATCGGACCAAGATTCGGCAAAACTACTAACCCAAAAAGGGCTAGATTTGGTAAAAAAGGTGCAGGTCGAATACTACGCAGAAGATAAACATTATTCATAAAGACTTTCATGAATTTATGAAAGCAGGACGACTTAATAAAGTCGTGGACTTATTGCACAATGGCACTGACGACAAGCGAAAAAGCAAGACTAAAAAGGGCAGGACTAAGCGGACTAAATAAACCAAAAAGAACTCCCAAGCACCGAACTAAAAAAGCTGTAGTAGCTGTACGAGTTGGTGGCAAAGTGAAAATAATACGCTTTGGAGCGCAAGGCATGGGACATAATTATAGTCCTGAAGCACGACGCAGTTTCAAAGCACGACACGGAAGAAATATCAAAAAAGGTAAATCTTCCGCAGCCTATTGGGCAAACAAAGTATTTTGGGCAGGTAAAGGTGGTTCAAAGAAAAGACCACCTAGCTCCCAGAAAAGAAGATTTGGAAGTAAACGAAGGAAAAGATGACAGTACCAAAAGTAATAGATCGAAGAGCAGTATGGCTAGAAGGATTATCCTTGCATGCCGCAGAAGTGTTGAAGAAACTTCAAACACGACAAGTGAATGGAATAACTCCAACTGATGCTGAAACTGATATTATTGACTTATGTGGTGGATACTTATATCTTCTACAGCTTGCAAAAGAACACGGACTCTTTGACTCCGACGATCCCTTTAACCTATTTGAAAAAGAGACCTTACATTGATTGAAATAAGTCGTTCTGATGTAGTGCAAGACTACTTAATGGACATGAACCCAGAAACTCGTTTTATTAAATTACCTATTGAAGGGTATCTTGATTTACTCAATGTCACACCAAACACTTCCCAGACTGCAATTATTAATGCAATCAACAATCCTAAATATCGTTTTGTCTGCGCAGCAGTATCACGACGACAAGGAAAAACATATATTAGCAACATTATAGGACAGCTAACCTGTTTAGTACCAGGAGCTCACGTACTATTAATGTCCCCAAACTATTCATTATCTCAAATCTCATTTGACTTACAGAGAAATCTCATCAAGCATTTTGACTTAGAGGTAACACGAGACAACGCAAAAGATAAAGTTATTGAACTATCAAATGGTTCTACAATACGAATGGGTTCTATCAATCAGGTAGACTCAGTAGTTGGTAGAAGTTATGATCTCATTATATTCGACGAAGCAGCACTTACAGATGGACGAGATGCCTTCAATGTTGCACTCAGACCCACACTAGACAAAGAAAACTCAAAAGCAATTTTTATATCTACTCCAAGGGGTAGAAATAATTATTTTGCAGAATTTTATTACAGAGGCTACTCAGAAGAGTTTCCAGAGTGGTGTAGTATAAAGGCAACATATCATGAGAATCCAAGAGTAGCAGACGCAGATATTGAAGAAGCCAAAAAAACAATGTCCCAAGCAGAATTTAATCAAGAATACATGGCAGACTTTAATGTATTTGAAGGACAAGTATGGGCATTTAATCACGAAGAATGCACAGCAGATTTAAAAGAATTAGATACTAGTCAAATGGATGTCTTTGGAGGACTTGACGTAGGATATAAAGATCCTACTGCATTTTGTGTTATCGCATACGACTGGGATAAACAGAAATACTATTTAGTAGACGAATATATGAATGCTGAACGTACTACAGAACAGCATGCCATAGAGATACGAAAATTAATTGATAAATGGGACATTGATTGGATTTACATTGATTCTGCAGCACAGCAAACAAGATACGACTTTGCACAAAATTATGATATTAGTACTATCAATGCAAAGAAATCAGTACTAGATGGAATCGGACATGTCGCAGGAATTGTAGACAATGATGATCTTATTGTAGACCAAACTTGCAAACAAGCGCAGATGTCATTAGATCAATACCAGTGGGATCCGAATCCTAATTTATTAAAAGAAAAACCAAAACACAATATGTCATCCCACATGGCTGATGCTTTACGATATGCACTGTATACATTTGAAACTACAGCCACTACGTTTTAATAAGACCTGTAAAAAACAGTTCTTGACATATGATGTGACTTTTTGGTATAATTCTAATTAAGAGTTGAAATATGAAATTAAAAAGAGATTTAGTTAAATATGTACGAGACAAGGCTAAATCCAAATACAAGAAACAAAGTAGTTGTTATATTTGCGAAAGCAATATAGACTTAGATTTTCATCATTACTACGGACTGACCGAATTACTAGAAACTTGGTTGAAAAAACAAAATTATACTATAGAGAATGAGCAAGACATACTAGCACTTCGAAAGTCCTTTATTGATGATAACTGGGAGAAAGTGTATGATTACACAGTAACCCTCTGCCATAAGCATCATTTACGATTACATTCAATATACGGAAAAAGACCCAGATTGATCACAGCAGAGAAACAAAAACGTTGGGTCGAGAAGCAGAGACAAAAATATGGCATGGTACGATAGATTTTTAGGAAGAAGCGACGAAGAGAAGCTGAATCCTTCGCAATACGTTATTTCGAGAAACGAAGGGTTAACCGTAGACTCGCGTGAAATAGTTACAAATTATCGTAATGCATATGAACAACTAGAAATCGTTAACAGAGCAGTTAATATGATTGTTGATGATGTTTCTGAAATCCCTTTCGCAGTTGGGGACAAACTAATTGGTACGAATAGCATACTAAAAAATATTCGTAAATCAAAAGTTAACTTACTTTTAAATATAGAACCAAATCCTTTTCAGGATATTAGTACTTTTAAAAGAAACTTAATTATTGACTTAATGATTGATGGTAACATATTTATATACTTTGATGGTACTCATATGTACCACTTACCAGCAAACAAAGTTACAATTTATACTGATGATGTTAATTATATTCAAAAATATACATATGATAACAGCATCGACTATTCAGTAAATGAGATTATACATGTTAAAGAAAACAGCTTTAACTCCATTTATAGAGGAACTCCAAGACTAAAACCAGCATACAGAACTATGCAGCTACTTAGCAACATGAGAAGTTTTCAAGATAACTTCTTCAAGAACGGAGCAGTTCCAGGATTAGTACTTAAATCTCCAAATACTCTTTCTGAAAAAATTAAAGAAAGAATGTTACAAGCATGGAGCATGAGATACAATCCAACAACAGGAGGCAGACGCCCTCTTATATTAGACGGCGGATTAGAAGTATCTAGCCTAACTAACATTAATTTTAAAGAATTAGACTTCCAAGCTTCTATTACAGCAAATGAGAAAATAATACTAGAAGCCATGGGAATACCGCCCATCTTAATGGACGGTGGTAATAACGCAAACATAAGACCCAATCACAGACTGTACTATCTTGAAACTGTCTTACCAATCGTAAGAAAGTTAGGATATGCATTAGAACGATACTTTGGATTCTCACTATCTGAAGATGTAACAGGAATACCTGCATTACAACCAGAACTGAGAGACCAAGCAGCTTATTATGCAACACTTGTAAATACTGGAATTATAAGTCCAAATGAAGCAAGAGAAGCAATAGGCAAAGAACCTGTAGACGGATTTGACGATCCTAGAGTACCGCAAAATATTGCAGGCTCTGCCGTTAATCCTGAAGAGGGAGGTCGACCACCAGAGTCGTCACCAATAGAGGAAGAATAAAATTATGACAAAAAACATGATGGCAAAAGCATTATCCGACTGGTTCGTAGAACAAGGCGTCGAATCAATGGATTTACCAACCTATAAAAGCCATGGTACAGACGTTCCCGTAAAAGACTATATGCTTAGACGAGCATTTGGATCTTGGAAACGAGTAATATCAGCCATGAAGAAAAGACATCCAGTAGTTGTTGCTGTTGAAGCTCCAGCTCCTGCTCCCGCACCAAAGGCTCCTAAAGCCAAGAAAGCGGAGAAGAAAGATGTCAAGTAAAATTTATCATTGGACTAGCACTTTTAAATCACTAGGCGAAAACGAAGATGGTGGTGTAGATATTAAAGGATCTGCTAGTACTAATGCTCTCGATAGAGCAGGCGACATAATCGAAGCCGATGCTTGGACAAAAGGTGGATTGGAAAACTATAAAGGTAATCCAATTATTTTGTTTAATCATAACTATGACAAACCGATTGGTCGTGCAAAAGATTTAAAAGTTACAGACAACGGCTTAGAAATATCTGCAAAGATTTCTAAAGCTGCTGGTGATGTAACGCAATTAATTAAAGACGGTGTCCTTGGAGCTTTTTCTGTTGGTTTCAAAGTCAAGGACGCTGATTATATGACTGAAACTGACGGATATAAAATAAAGGACGCAGAGCTTTTTGAAGTTTCTGTAGTATCAATACCTTGCAACCAAGGGGCAACTTTTGGGTTAAGCAAATCATTTGATTCTATGGAAGAGTACAATAAGTACAAGCATACTTTTTATACGGCTAACTTAAACGATTCAGCAGATGCTGTTGAAATTGAGCAGCCAAGTACGGCGAAAGCCACAACGGAGACAAATATGTCAAAAGAAAAACAATCTCCTGAGAGCAACCCAGAGTTTAATCTTGAGTCATTTGCTGCAGAAGCTGCTGAAAAAGCAGTTGCTCAGTATGCAATGAAACAAGCCGAACTTAAAGCTGCTGAACAGAAGGCTGCAGAAGAATTAGCTGAAAAAGCTACTCAAGAAGCTGAAGTTCAAAAAGCCTCCGAGGAAGCAAAACAGGAAGAGCAAAAAACTGTAATCCAAGCTGGATTAACAGGTGCTGAAAAATTAATGTCTGACGTTGAGAAACGTGTGAACGATAACTACACTAACTTAGAAGGTGTTGTTAAGTCACTAGAAGCTCAACTAGCAGAGAAGTCTGAAGAAATCATGAATATTCGTGAGTCAAAAAGACATTTCTCTGACAGACAAGGAAACAACGGCGATTGGAAGAAATCCTTCGAGTCAGACATTGCAGATGCTAAATTTGCTGGTCTAGCGACTGGAAAAGGATGGGACACTCCAATGGCAAAATCTTTGATGGAAAAAGTAAATCAACATTCAGGTGTTGAAGTTTCATCAGCTGATTTCGAACAAGTTGTTTCAACAAACATCGAAAGAGATATCGAAAACGAATTAGTTCTAGCTCCTCTATTTAGAGAAATCGCTATGACTTCTGCGAATATGATTATCCCAATCTTACCAGATGCAGGTTATGCAGAATTTACTTCTAACCAAGCCGCAACTGGATCATCTCCTTATGGTAACTTAGAAACCAGAGGCGACACATACGGAGCACCTTTCACTGGTGTTACTATGACTGAAAGGACTCTTTCAACTAAGAAACTTATTTCTCAGTCTTACTTAGGTAATGAAACTGAAGAAGATGCTATCATGCCAATTCTACCTTTAATTAGAGAGTCTATGGTAAGATCACACGCTAGAGGTATTGAAAACGCTATCCTAGCTGGTGATGATGCTGATGGTGTATACGGAACAAGTGGAGCAGCTTTTGAAGGGCTTCTACACTTAGCAAGAAATGACAGTGATTATACACAGTCAGGTACTGCTTTCGCTTCTGACACTGTTACAGCTGCAGAACTTCTTTCAATGAGAAAAAACATGGGTAAATATGGTGTTAACCCATCTGACGTAGTTTATATCGTTTCACAACGAACATATTTCGAACTACTAGAAGATGCTGAATTCCAAGATGCTAATTTAGTAGGCGACATGGCTACTAAACTAAGTGGTGAAATCGGACAAGTATTCGGATCAAGAGTACTATTATGTGATGAGTTCGCTACTCCAGCAGTATCTAAATTCGCAGCTATCGCTGTTAACCCTAGAAACTTTGTATTACCAAGATTACGTGGTGTAACCGTGGAATCTGATTACGAAGTTGCTGCTCAACGCAGAGTGCTTGTTGCTTCACAAAGAATTGGCTTCACCGATCTTATCGATGGTGCTACTTCTAAATGGGGACACATGTACAAAGCTTCTTAATTTAAGCTTAGACAGGATTCGTGGGGCGGCCTTAATCGCCCCACACTTTTAATTATGGCAAATTTAGTAACATTACAACAGTATAAGGACTTCGCAGGAATCACTGGCGAAAGTGAAAATGCGAAAATTAATGTTATAGTGCCAGCCATAAGTCAAGCAGTAAAAACTTACTGTGGCACGTCTTTTATCGATTATTATTCAACCGATAAAACAGAGTATTTTGATATTCGTGATGATTATACAAATGCTATTTTAGTGGATGAAAGCCCACTTGTCAGCGTCTCTCTGGTAGCAGAAAGAACAGGACAAGATGACTCATATACAACTTTAATAACTGGTAACTCAGATTCTAGTGGTAAGTACGAATACGTAGTAGACACTGAACTAGATACTATTTATAGAACAACTGCAACAGCAGATAAAGCTTTTCCAAAAGGAAGAGCTGCAGTTAAAGTTACATATAGGTCAGGTTATGCTTCGACACCCGAAGATTTAAAACTGGCATGTTTTGATTTAGTAAAATATTATTTGAAAGACGAAAGAAAAGATAGACTCGCAATTGCTGGAGCTTCGATACAGAACTCTGTATCTACAAGTCTGAGAGAAAATATAGGATTCCCAGACCATATTAAGAGGATACTAGATTTCTATAAAGTTCATAAGTAATGGCTTTAGCTAATTTAGAAAAAGATTTAGATAGTATAATAACAGCTATCCGTAGACCAGAGGGGGGAGATTCAGCAGAAGACCCT